CAGCTCTTACTATTCTTACTGTTCCAGCTAAGAGTAATTTGAGTTCTGGTCAACTTACTTCTTCTCAAATCAACTATGTGTTCGACGCTGTTCTGAAACTTGCTCACCGTAGAACGCTGAGAAAAACTCAACATCCAGTTCTTACTGGGGCTAACATTTCAGATCACGCTTATGTAGAACCTTCAAAAGTTGTTTTGAACATAGGAATGAGTGACGCTATGTCTTCCTACAACAAAGAGACTTGGGAAGGAGCTGCTACGAAGAGCGTCTCAGCATGGCAGATTCTGAAGACTCTTCAACTCAACAAGACTCTTCTTCAATTGACGACTCGTTTGGATACGTACGTCAACATGTTGATTACTGATCTTTCTGCTGATGACGACAATAAAACTCTTCATGCTCTCAGAGCGACGATTGTTTTGGAAGAGATCATCTCAGCTAGCGTAACTTCTACTCCTAATGTAAGTGCTCGACCTCAGACCTCTGATACTTCCCAGGGAGGGGTCATTCAATCCACTTCTCCTAACGCTGCTCAGGTTCAACAGAACGTAATTCCTTCTACTCTGTGGCCAAACACGCCTACTTATCCAAATGTTCCTGGAGCAGGAGTGGTGAGCAGCACCAGTTTAGGATCAGTTCCGGGGAGGTAAGCTTGTCTCTTCAAACGATTCCTCTTACTAATTCTCCGAATCAAACTTTTACTGTTCTTCTCCAAGTCGATGGAAGACCTCTTACTCTGAATGTCACTATTGGTTATAATGACATGGCAGGATACTGGGTCTTATCCATTTCTGATACGAATAACAATATCTTGATTGATTCTATTCCAATGATTTGCGGTACCTACCCTGCTGGAAATCTTCTACAACAGCAAAAGTACTTGAACATTGGAAGTTGGTACATCGTCAACGTAGCTAACCTTCGTCCTACTGGTCAAGGTGGAGTCGGGTACGGTCAAGGATTCTACGGACAAGGACCCTACGGAGGACAGTCTGGTCAGGGTGGTGAGGATTATCCAACATCCAGTAATCTCGGAACTGATTTTCAACTCTGGGTTGACGATACTCCACTAGTGTAAAAATTGATGCAATTTGGCGATAAGTATTTTATCATCAATAATTTGCACATAATCACCAGGATGCCATGTCGACACAATCGCCAATACCTTTTTTCGGCCGAGCGTATTCGTTAACGATTACGCCTCAAAACGGACCTAGCGCAGGAACTCCAATAGTAATCTCGAGCGATTCTTTTGAACCTAACGCTTTGAGGTTCACCTTTGAAGTCGTTCAAATGGCGTTTTCAGCCTTCTGGCAAGCAGAGATTGTTATCTATAATGCTGATGGTCCAATCTCTGAAGGCCCTTCAAAAGGTATCGATCTTTATCAGGCTGTGATTCAGGAAGGCGACATCGTAACTCTAGCTGCTGGGTATCAAGCAGATTATCCTTTCCCTTCTATTCCTCCTGCTATTTTTACAGGACCTATTTTCTACACAATTCAAGATCGACTCGACGTCAAAGATAAGAGACTTATTCTTCACTGTCTTTTGAACAGAGCTCTTACGACTCAGAATTTTTTGAATGCTACTCTTCCTGCTCTTTCTACTCAGTTCACCCAAGCTCGTTTCATCGCTGATCAGTCTGTCAATAAAATTAACATAAATGAGTCTCAAGTTCAGTCTGTTATCAACTCAGCTCAACCTCAGAGGGGAGCAGCGCAGCTACCACGAGGTAAATCTTATTTTGGTAATCCTCATCCTTATCTGAATGCCTTAGCTGAGCAGAATAGTTTACTTTCTTGGTTTGATGGAAAAGGCTGGAATGTGGATTCATTACAGAATCCACTAGGTAAGTTGGTGGCTACGTACGCGCCTGTCACGCCTCAGGGAGGCCCTCCCCTGAGGATTGGGGGAGTTACTCTGAGCCTTATAGGACAGCCTCAGCAAACTCAACTGGGAGTGAGCTTTAGAGTGCTTCTGGATCCTCTAGTTCAGGTAACTTCCCCTCTTCCTCAAGTTGCTGTTCAAGAGCAGTATATTCGTCAAGCTCCAATTGCTTATCCTCTTCCTCCAGGATCGGGACCTCCAGTTCCGATTGTTAGTCAGTACGCTGTCGTAGGAGTAAGATTTATTGGAGATACTCGAGGCAATCCTTGGTATTCTGAGATTACAGGAATAGCTCAGATTCAACAAGCGATTCAACTTCTCGGTCAGAGTCTTCAAGCTGACGCAACGAGTAACTAAGGTAGGGGTCAAATGCTATCAGTTCAGGAAAGACTCGGAGTTGCTACTGAACCTATTGCCGGTGCCGCCTGGCAATGGGCTTGTATGCTCCGATGTGCTATGCCTGGCATTGTGATGTCATTTGACTCCGAAAAACAAACTTGTGTAGTGCAACCGGCTATTCAGGAAATGGTTCTTCTGGCTCCTCCTGCTACGACTCAGAATCCTAATCCTGGTACTACTCAGAATATTCCTACTTCTGTCACTATCAAGCCTCTTCAAGATGTTCCTATCATGATGATGAGAGTCATGGGATGGTCAATGACTTTTCCGATAACTGAAGGAACCGAATGTCTTTTGATATTCGCTGATTCTTGTATAGACGGGTGGTGGCAGAATAGTGGAGTTAATCCTCAGTACGATCGTCGTAGACACGATCTTTCTGACGCTTTCGCTTTATTCGGACCTTGGTCTCAACCGAATAATATTCCTAATTATTCCACTAATTCTGTTCAGATTCGAAACGATGATCAGTCTGTAGTGATCGAACTTGCTAATGGGGAGATTACTGTAAAAGCTCCTACAGTAAATGTTCAATCAACCACTGCGAATATCGAGGGAGACACGGTAAACGTCACGGGCAATAATACTGTCAATATCAGTGGAAATGGAACCACTCACATTGATGGTAAGGACTTTTTACTTCACACTCACACGGGTGGAACTATCATGCCTGGTGGAGTAACAGGACCGGTGATCTAATGGCGCAGATAACTGTAAGAGCTCTTGACCCTGTCACGTGGGAACCGCAGCAAGGAAATGGCCAGAACAATTTCCTGGAAGACCTTCAAGCTGTTACTCAGATTATAGCTACTCGTTTGAAACTGTTTCAAGGCGAGTGGTTTTTGAACATGGAAGACGGTCTACCGATGTTTCAACAAATTCTCGGCTCTTCGGGCAGTGTTCGAAATCTTCAAGTAATTATAAACTTGATTTCAGCTCGAATCCTCGGAACTCCTTTTGTTACGTCGATCACGAACATTACTGCTGAATTTCAAGATCGTAAATTTACCTATAAAGCTGTTGTGGCCACAGAATTTGGAACGGTTATAGTTCAGAATGCTCCTGGCTCTTCTGCTTCTCTGTCCTCAAATTCTACCGACAATTCAGGGATCTTCTAATGGCATACTCTCCGCCTGTAATTACGGCCGCTGGATTATCGATTCCGAGTTTCAATGACATTCAGCAAGCTCTCATCAACAGCTATCAATCATTCTACGGATCTACGACTTATCTCGGAAATGATTCTTCCGATTATCAGTGGATTTCAGCAGTAGCTTTGAAGTTGAGTGACAACTGTGCTCTATGCCAACTTGCTTACAATGCTCGTTCTCCTCTCACTGCTATTGGAGCCGATCTCGATGGAGTGGTAAAGATCAACGGTTTGGCACGACTTCCTTCGACTCCGTCGAATGTTACTCTTTTTTTGGTTGGAACTCCTGGTACTGTAATCAACAACGCCATCGTTCAAGATGTAAATGGTGTTCTCTGGCAGCTACCTGTCGGAGTTACTATAGGAGTTAGTGGTTCTGTCTTTGCTGTTGCGGTATGTCAGCAGGGAGGAGCTATAAATGCGGCGCCTAACACCGTTCGGACTCCTGTGGGAGGCTTTACGGCGGGCTGGACTAGTGTTACTAATCCTCTTGCCGCTAACGTCGGCACTCCCGTAGAAGCAGATTCCAATCTTAGAGCTCGTCAATCAGTTTCAGTAGCACTTCCATCTAGTACTCGTCTCGCCGGGACTATCGCCGAAATAAAAGCAGTCCCTGGAGTAACTTTGACGAACGTCCTTGAAAATCAAACAGACGTCACAGATTCTTATGGAAATACTGGGCACTCTATGACAGCTGTAGTTCAGGGAGGATCTGATCTCGCCGTAGCTACCGCGATTTATAACAATCGTGGAATCGGCTGTAACACTCTGGCTGCCACAGCTACGACGATGACAGAAATTCCTGTCACTGATCCTAATTCTGGAAATATCACAGTCATCGGATTAATTCGTCCTACTGTAAGACAAGTCTATGTGACCTTATCAATTCATGGACTTACAGCAGCCTACAATTCAGCTATGCAAGATAGTATCAAACAGGCTCTAGTTACTTATTTGACTAGCATGCAAATTGGAGAAGAGATTACTCAATCTGCTCTTTACGGAGCTGCTCTTTCTGCGATGCCAAATTTACTTCAGCCTGATTTTTCTATTCGAGAGATTTTACTCGGGTTCTCACCTTCTCCCACCTTAGGCAATGATCTTATTCTCAATTTCTTTGAGGTATCGTCTAGTGCTCTAGGTAACATTGTGATCAACGCGGTGTAAGATGGGACAATTACCTACTCAAGCTCTTCCCTTTGGTTATTATCTCAATATTTTAACTTCACAGTATCGATCCACCCCAGTATTCAATGGATGGCTCTCTGCTGTTT